GCTCTGGTTTCCATAGTCTTTCGTCCTTATAGGATTTCTTTTCTTGGGGTGCAGAATCTTCTTTAACTGCGTTTAATAATTTATCGAGCGAGTTGCTCTTTCTTAACGATTCTAGTGACATTTGTCTCTCCTTATGTTATCGTATGTTATTGTATAAATCTTCGTGTGTTATATATTCTACATTAGAATACTCTCTAGTCATTTTATGTACTGGATTAACCCACTTAAAATTCACGATATTGTATTCATTAAATAAAGTATTAAGTTGGCTATTCCAATTGACTGGATTAAATCCCTTTGCAGTTTCGGGCAGATAATTATCACTACCCTTATACACGTTATTTAGTGGTTTGTTGTAATCACTACTGTCAAACCCTAACATGTATATCTCGTTAGCACCACCTTGACACGCAAGGTGTAGTGCAGTATTTCCAGCAGACCAATTAGTAGGATAATCAATATTCTTGACCATATCCTTATCATCAACCCATGTGATGTATACTCCTACATTCATTTCTGCTTTTAATTTTAAATCTTCATAATCCAAATTTGGATTTTGTTCCATAGCTTGTTTTATATTTGCATGTGCTGTTTCTGGTTCTTTACCTTGTATCACACACTCCAAACGATCCCCTCTAGGTGTTTCTTTTATTCTCTCTGGTGGATTAGTTTCTTTCATCATCTCTACAATACCACTACCAATGCCTGGCAATATTTTCCAATCGGTAAACCAACAAGTTCTTTTATGAGCATACCCAGATTGGTATATCTCTTGTTGCATATTGTAATCCACAGTAACAAGATTATTCACATTCATATCACGGTAGATTGCATTACAACCCCATGTTTCTATTCTATCTGGTATACTTGTCGGCCAGACTTTACCTAATCGAGATTCACCATTTCCGTATACTATAACTTTTTTATACACGTTTAGGAAAGTGCCGTCTAGGACGATACCCTTGAGGCCACTCTGGTTGTCTAGTAGCAAGTTTCTTAACCCTCTCACTCATTTCATTATTTTTAATTTGCAATTCTGCACATTCATGTTCCAATTTACGAATACGTTCTAATTGATTTGCACACTTATGTTCAAAAAAACCTTCTGAACTGTTGGACATAATTTACTCCTGTTTTATTAATGTCATTAGAATCATCTTACACCTTTTTCTGTCGAATGTCAAGAACTTTTTGTAATTTTTTATCATTTTATTTACACTAGGCCAAATCACATCATCACTCAATTTTTTATCCCAATTTTTTGTATACTGTACAAGGTCGTCAAGAATAACCATAGCTTCTATAGATACACGATTACCAAGATATTCCTTTAATAGTTTTGGGTGTGAACTCTCTGGAACTTCAAAGATACTATTTAATTTAATATCCTCTAGTAGTGGAGTCATTTCTTCTTTGAATGTATAGGTTAGACTTTGCATACGTTTCTTCCATTCCACATAGTTCTCATCACTAAAATCACCTAACCAGCCCTTTTGATTTTTGACAAAGTTTGATAATAGATAATCTTTGATTATGTCCTTGTCTTTATATTTTCTTGATGTTCGTACAAAGAAGTGTCTATCATTACGTTTCCAAAAAGAACTTTTGGTTACTGAGGATTTACCATTATATTTAACAAAGTCATAATCACCTTTTGCAAAGTGTGCTTTTAATGCACAATACATCTGATATACTTCAACTGCTTCCATTGTCTACAAAGTTCATATAGGCAATTGGGCTGTCTTAGGTAGAAAGTTTAAATCTCTTGCGTTGGCTTCTATTTTTTCTTTGAGTGCTTTTGTAATAAGACTAGACACTTTATCTGGTTCAATACCATTCTTGTAACAGTACAATAGAACAGCGTCCATGTGTGTTATCTTTTTTTCTTTGACTATATTTTCTATTTCTAAGGAAAATACTTTAGGTGTCTGTACTGGCTCTTTCACTTCCATAATTACTCCATCATAAAGGGTTTAGGTGGGGCATTGCACCCCACCAAGTTTGTACTAATTATATTTCAGCACATGCGTAACAGTTGATTTCTAAACCAACAGCTACTTCTTTTACTACAGGTGATTTCCACATAGAATTCACTCCCATTTTAACGGTGGACTTTCTGTTGCTAGGTAGTCCACCAAAAAACCCCGAAAAATTATGCTGCTAGAGCATAACCTTCATACGCAAAGTTATCGTTTGCATTTACTTTTTGACCTATAAAGCAGTCAACCTACAACTCTCCGTTTCACTATACAATACCAGTCGAACCTATTTCGCCCCCTAAGTCGGAACTATCTAAATTTGGTGGAGGCGTGGGGTATCGCACCCCAGTCCTGTCTATTTTTCATTCCACTTCAACAAGTCGTATATTATATATACCATAGAAGTATTGTCTAAGTCAATAGTTATCATAGGTTTTTTTTATTCACCAGTTATATCGTTAAATATATTTTCTGGACTTGTTTCACCATATGGGTCAGTTTCACAATTATCTTCTCTGCCTGGCTCTTCCCAGAACATTTCAATAGTACCATCATTAACTAGAGCTGCATATCTCCAAGACCTTTCACCAAAACTGAGATTGTCTTTTTTAACTAACATTCCCATACCCTCAGTAAATTCTCCAGAGCCATCTGCAATAAATTTTATATTTTCAATCTTTTGATCTTCTGCCCATTTGTTCATCACAAATGAATCATTTACAGATATACAATATATCTCATCAATTCCAGTTGCTTTAATTTCATCATAATGATCTTCAAAGCCTGGTAATTGCATGGTTGAACATGTTGGTGTAAAGGCTCCTGGCAATGAGAATATTAAAACCCTCTTACCTTTGAAGTAATCGTCTGTAGTTAAATGTTCCCATTTATATGGGTTACTTCCTTTATATTCTTTAATAAGAGTCACAGACTCATCTCTAACTCTTACATTAAAAGTTCCAGCTGGAACTTTTTTTCCTATTATCATAATTTTCTCCTAAATTAAAACTTAAATTCTTGCTCAAAAAAGACAACACCATCATCATCATCATTCCAATCGGTTAAATTAGTCCCAACCTCTTTATCCCAACCAAACTTAATAGTATTACCACTTTTTTGTTTATATTTTCCAAATAATCGTAATCTACTTTTTTCATCTTCATCTAAATCTAAATCATATTTATAGCCTACAGACCAGCCTGGTAAAGTACTAAAACCTTTTTTCTTTTGTTCAGCTAATGATTGAAATGAAAATAAAACTATTAAAACTATTAAAAAATATTTCATAAACCCCCCTACAAGTTTTTTTCTTTGTACCAATTATCAACTGATTCCTTTAATAATGGAAGATATTCTGCTTTTTCTTTAACAAATTCTTGAACAGTACCATCTTCTGTAACTACTAACACTACAAGTTGATTAATAGCTTCACCAGTTCGTTCTTCATACATCTCAGCATAGGCTGCACATTGTATGTAATAGTTTTCAATCCACTCATCTTTCTTTTCTTTCGTTGATGTCTTGAAATCTATGATGGATAATTCGTTATCGTATTCTGCAATGCAATCTACACGTCCAGCAATACTATACTTATCACTCCACATACCAGCCTCTAGTTTTCTAATGTTATCTATACTCTCTAATCTATGAGTAAGTTTTTGAAACATACACCATGGCAAGAAATTCTTTTGATGTTCTTTCCATTGTGTAGGCCAGTTCATAGGCATATTGTTTAGATAATCTTCACACATGTGATGGACTTTTGTACCACGATTAGCAGCTGTTCTCATGATATGATTTGCCACATCATCTCCAACTCGCTTACGCCACTCCATAAGACCTTTTTTATTTCTGATTGATAATACTGTTGTGATTGAAGGGTAGTATTGACCCTCTGGTGTTTCGTAGACACGAACACCTTCTTTGTTTATTGCTGTTATAGCAGGCAACTCTACTGTTTTATGATTAAATTCCATTATATAGACCTTATTTAAAAATCACGAGCTCCTATTTTTTCACCGATTTTTCTCATTCTTTCGACTAATCGTTGGGCTCTGTTTGTTACTTGGCGATACCATCTGCTATCCACCATCTCATCTGCAGCTTGATTCCAATTCAAGGAATCTATACCACGTTTCATACCCTTAAATTTACTCAATCTAGTTCTACCTAGATTAAACATCATGTTGGCTATAATTTGTTGTACTTCTTCAGGTAATTCTTCAAACTTATGATATAGTTTATTACAATCATTAATTACGGACTGAACGTCCATGTCGAAACATTCTGCGACTCTTTCCTTGCTGACGGTAGTCCCAACTGCTTGTCCACTTTCTGAGTCATTCTTAGTAACCAAATGACCGATACCAAAAGTAGGCAGCCCGAGATGATCAAGGTAAATGGCATATCTTACTCCTTCATCTATTTCTAGTTGTTTTCTTAATTCTTGTATATTCATTATTCAATCCCCAATCCTAATTTAGTTTTCTGAATTAAATAATTTCTTACAAATCCAGAACGAACAATATCACCGATATCAAATTCTACACAATTGAATTCTTCCATTTCTTCTAGTATTCTTAGGAAGTCGTGTAGACCATTCTTTTCACTTGTTTTTGATAAATCTGTTTGGTCAAAATCACCACAGAATACAATCTTTGAGTCTTGTCCTACTCTTGTGATAATTGTGTCTAGTTCGTGAAAGTTTAAATTTTGACATTCGTCTACAATAATGATACTGTTATCGAATGTTAATCCTCTTAAAAAAGAGGTAGATAAGAAGTATAAACTGCCTTGTTGTTTCAACTTGTCATATAGCATACTAAATGCTTGTTCATTAGGTTGTTGAAACATAAACTGTACCATATTTGCATAAGGTACTTGATATAGTGCAGCCTTATCTTCTTCATCGCCTGGCAAGAACCCTATCTCCCTTGTGGGTATAAGAGAACGCACCAATACAACTTTATCGTATTTTGTTTGTAAGTTCATTACATCTTGTAATGCAAGATATAAAGATATAAAAGTTTTACCAGTTCCAGCACAACCAAATAGAAACTGATTCTTTTTTTGTTTCCATGTTTCAAATACTAATTTTTGATTATCTGTAATTGGTTTTATAGATATTAAATTTGATGTACCAATTTCTAACTTTTGTTTTTTAGACATTGTTATTCCTTAATAATAAGTGAGGGAAAGACGTGGGTATACCCTTGAACTTTCCCTCTATGTAGAAGGATATTCGTTTAAAAATATATTTCCTCTACACATGTGTATTTATATTATCCCATGTTTCTTAGCGACAGAGTTAACTTTCTTTTCTCTAACAGTCTTACCATCACCAAATCTATCTGAAAGAGCACTATTTGGGTGGCCCTGTGCAATCTTACTAAACACTTCTTTCATGCCACCATCCATACCTTTACCAGATGGATTACCAGATGCAACATGATCACCAACAATAGCTGGTGTTGTTAACTCTTGTTTAATATGTGGATTGTCTTTTAATATTTTTTGTAGATTATCCCATGAGCAAAATTCCTCATAGGTTTCTTTATTCTCGGTGTTGGTCAATAAATAGGTCGGCATAATGTTCTCACTAGTTTTTATAAAATGATGCTATAGTAGAAGGTGCCTCACCATCATACTTTTGTTCGTCTTTATGTTCGTCTTCGTCTATATTTTTTCTTAAATCTGCTGACACATTTATATAATGTCTAAGTTTTTCCTCTGAAGTTTCTGGTGTTATTAACTTCCTCATCTCATGTGTTGCATTAAGATATTTTTTCAAACGACTAACTTCATCATTTAAAGTTTTAATTCTTTTTATGGCTGTATAGTAAGCTTCTGTTT